TACCTTAAAGAGTTGTTGTTTGTTATGTCTCCCATTATACATACTTATCGGCATTTGTCAATAGGCGGCTGCACCTAATCTAGAAAAAAGTCATAATTATTTGTTCGCTAGTTAAGGGTGTCAATCTTGCCGTAAAAGCCGGGGTGGTTCAAACACAACAACCAAAAAATATATTATATTGTCTTATCTAAACTCTTCCGACTGGCTTCCTTTTCATCAAAGCGAGACAGATACATAGCCGCCAACCAGACACCCATAAAATCATCGCCCAACTTACCAATGCCCGTATTACATGCTTCGCATATCCAGCCCCTAAACTGATTCGTCTCATGACAATGATCCAACACCAGGGTCTTGTGTGATTTTTTACCACAGCACTCGCACTTCTCAGGCATCGCAGGAGCCACTTTCTTCAATTCGCGTCTGATCCTCGCCTGCGTCCTAACACACTCCTTACAACGCGAGTCAAGGCGGTCCTTGTACATTTTATGGCCCGCGAACTGATCCCGACCCTTTGCTTGGCCGCATATCTTACACGTTTTTGTCAATGTGAACCTCCGCGCACAAAACGCACTTGAATTTAGTTTTGCTTATCATTGTATATGTTCTTGTCCCGCATCTCTTGCAGGCGCAACCTTTCACTACTCTTGGCGAGAATTTCTTTTTGTTCTTCTTCGCTGGCATTTGTCCAGATCCTTATTTCGCGAACAGTTCTACCACAACCAATACATACTTGCTGTTGATTTACAGCACAGTGTCTTTTACAGGGTGAGTCAATCATCCCACTTATCTCCCTTCGATAGATTATCCTTGCCCCACAAAGGCTGTAAATTTGTGTAATGAAAACACTCGCGTTGCTCGATAGGGTCGGAGAGATCAAAGCTCGCACATGGGCGAATATGGTCTACATGCCAGCTTTTTTTGTGATCTCCGTCTGGATTTCCATAGTTATCCCACGTCATCCCCGGTTGAAAAAAACCTTGTAGGTAAATCTTTAACTCTTCTATGCTACATCCTAGCAACTCTACTGTTGATGCAGATTTATTTTTGCCCACTAGCGCGTGCCACAGTCGAGACCTAAGATTTTTTTTGAGTCTATGGTTCTCGTCGTTTTTTATTTTGTCTCTTGAGTATTTTTTCATCCATTCTGATCCGCGATCCGTCTTTCTCCACTTTTTTTGGTATTCCGTCTGCTTTTTGATAATCTGAACTTTGTTTTCTTGGTAATATCGACGATTTTTTGACAATACCTTGTCTTTATTCTTTTTGTAATACTTAGAATCAGATATTTTCTTTGCCTCTTTATATTCCGGCGTATCTTTTATCTTTTGTCTACGTTTCCTCTGATCGCTTAATATTTTGTCATTATTTTTCTTTCTATACTCTCTAGCGGTTTCACTACAGCAGTTTTTGCAAACGTTCCTCAACCTATTCTCTACGCAACCTTTATATTTATATTTATAACAAGAATAGAACTCGCTGGTCTCTGGTTTTTCTTCACCACACTTACGACATTTTTTTCTTTCCATAAATAATCCTCATATTATGTATGTCCGTACCCCCGGCTTTTATCCCTCCAACAAGCACCACGCCTGGGGATATAAAGCATTTATTAGTGGGCCACTAACCAGTTGTCTTGTTGGTGGTTTGGATGAGAGCCGTCAACTCATTACAACAAAATTATTTGCCGCATCTTATTACTAAGACCATTCAACTGCCAAATGTGTCAGGTGCGGGTAACACCTGATTCCAACCCCTAACCATCATGAATTGTTAAATTTGTCTGTGGCCCCAATCTTTGACTGGCGGCCCCGTCCATACGCCACGAACAGGACTGTCGCTGCGCTCCATAAATGGGCGCCCCAACTTTTTTACGTGACAGCGTTACAAACAACACTTCAATCTAAATACTCTTACGCACTATACTATCACCCTTTACTGCAAAAATTGCACAAATTTGTGGGTTTTTTTCTAGCTGTGTGTATATAACAAAAGTGTAATTGTATACAGGAGTTAAAAATGACCAAAAAAACAGTAGAAATAGATCTTGATCTCGTCACCAAATCAACGGCTGAACTCGATGAAGATGTTAAGAAAGATTTACAACAAGAAGATAAGTCCATAGCCAGTCTTCTTGAGGAGGATGATGAAGATTGAAATTGCCCCAAGGATTAACAGAGGAAAGATTTCTTGAAGCATTCAACAATGTTATTGTAAAAATCGCCCACAAATATACCTTTGCCTCATATGAGACAGAAGATATAGAGCAAGAGGCTTTTCTTATAGCTCTTCGGGCAATGAAAGATTATGACAGTTCGCGCTCTTTGGAAAATTTCTTATATATTCATCTCAACAACCGCCTGAAAAATTTCAAGCGCGATAATTATTATCGTTATGAGGTGGGGGCCGCCCATAAAATACAAGAAAACAAGAAAAATATTCTTGAGCCTATAGATATACATGAACTTTTCCACATAGCCACACTCGACAACATAAGTGACGACGCCCAGCTGACTGAACTAATGTCCATTATAGATGAACATCTTCCTGCAAATATGCGCTCGGACTATCTTAAAATGAAAAACAAGGGCAAAATCACAAAAGCGCGAAAAAACAAAGTGATGAAAAAAATACAGGAGATTATTGATGGAAAAATCAAAGATGAAGAAGGGTAGATTTTCCAATGAGGAGATGGACTTTATCGAGCAGAACTGCGAGGTTCTTTCTCCTGAAGCAATAGCAAAAACCCTCCAGCGTGACCCTGAGTCTGTTCGTGACTGGATTGCCAAAAAGGTCGGATTCTCTTCTGCGCAAAAAAAAGAGGCGGCTGTAGCAAATGAATTAAAAACAAAACCATACTACAAAGAGTTGTCCAATCAGTTCTCCCAAGAAGAGTTGGAGATGTTTCAATTTCATTTCAAAAAAATGTGGAGCCAGTTTAAGGATGACGTGTTCCACACAGAAGAAATGCAGATAATAGATACCATCAAATTAGAAATATTGATGAACAGGATTTTAAGGTCGCAACACGAAAATCAAGAAGAAATTAATTTAAACGACCAGCTTGTAAGAAATGAGAAAAGTCGCGACAAGGATCAGCGCGATGTGGACTATATAATGAATTTGGAGCGCCAGATCGCAGTGCTGCGCGCTTCGCAGGAAACGTTATCAAAAGATTATAAAGATCTCCAGGCTCGAAAAGCAACGATGCTCAAAGACCTAAAGGGCACGCGCGAACAACGAATCAAAGCGATTGAGGATTCTAAACAAACATTTGCTTCTTTTATAAAACAAATCGCAACAAGCGATGAGTTCAGGGATGAAATCGGCATAGAGATGGAAAAGATGCGACTAGCATCAGAAAAAGAGAAAGAACGACTTTCAGAATATTTTACATATGAAGATGGAAATGTGGATCAGCCATTTTTAACACCAGAAACTGTAATACAGAAGGACTAATAATGAAGGCTATTATATTTGGAATAACAGGACAAGACGGCAGCTATCTAGCAGAGTTATTGCTTGATAAAGGTTATAAAGTGACTGGCGTCACCAGAAGAAGCAGCACGCCCAATACACAGAATATTAACCACCTTCTGCAAAAAATAAAATTAATCGAAGGGGATATTACAGATCCTTTTAGTGTTAACTCTATCGTGGCTTTAGAAGAGCCAGACGAAATATATAACTTAGCCGCGCAGTCGCATGTAGGCACTTCTTTTAATCAGCCAAATTACACATGGGATGTAACAGCGGGAGGAACTTTAAATATTCTTGAAGCTATTAGATTTTCTCCCAGAAAAGATAACATTAGATTTTATCAGGCTAGCAGCAGTGAAATGTTTGGAAAGAATTTTACGGTCACTAAAGGTAGATATCATGATATCAAGTATCAAGACGAAAATACCGCTTTTATGCCACAGAGCCCTTATGCTATCGCAAAACTAGCCGCTCACCACTTGGTTCGCAACTACCGAGATAGCTACGGAATTCATGGTAGCTGTGGTATTCTATTTAACCATGAAAGCGAAAGACGGGGTGAAAACTTTGTAACTCGTAAAATCACAAAATGGATCGGGGAATTTTCTCAGTGGTTAACGTCAATGAACATCGACAGCGACATAACAACTGCTAATAATGGAGATACTATATATGTCTCTGGTCGTCAAGAAAGCTTTCCCAAGCTTCGTTTGGGCAATCTTGACGCAAAACGGGACTGGGGACATGCATCTGATTATGTTGCGGCTATGTGGCTTATGTTACAGCAGGACGCGCCAGACGACTATGTTGTTGCAACGGGAGAAACGCACAGCATAAGAGAATTTTTAGATGCGGCTTTTGACGCTGTTGGAATTAGCGATTGGTCCGATTTTGTTGTAATAGACCCAAAATTTTACCGACCAGCAGAGGTTGATTACCTTTTAGGTATACCCAGCAAGGCAGAATGCAAACTAAAATGGAAAAGAAAAATAAACTTTGTGGATTTAGCAGAAAGGATGGTCCATAACGATGTCCAAAAAGCGAGACTACGGCGACCCAGTTTACAAACAATTTCGCAATGCTGTTCTCAAAAGGGATAAATTTACGTGTCAAATGTGTAATAAAAAGGGGAAGGGTGTATGGTTGAATGTTCACCATATTATAAAATGGAGTTCAGCCAGTACGCTTCGTTATGATGAAGACAATGGTATTTGCCTTTGTAAAAATTGTCACAATGACATAACAGGTAAAGAATCACACTATATTTCATATTTTACAGAAAAAGTAAGGAGAAATAAATGAATGCTAAAGAAAGATTTACGTCTTGGCAAAAAGATGTCCAGGCCGAAACAGAGGGCGCTCCTGAGCCATCAGAACTAGAAGAAACATTAGCGGGTCCAGAATCCGCCCCAGAGCGAATCGCAGACGACATTCGCAATTTAGAAGAAGGAGAAACCTTCTGTGAAAATGCTCATGGCGATGTTTATAGTGCTGTTTACGGTATATTAAGAAAAGAAAAACTGCAAGAGTCTCTATCTTACAAAGATGGAAAAATTTGCTACGTAAAAAAATAATTGCTCGATATGTCTAAAATTAAAATACCAAATTATACTGTAATAAAAGACACCAGAGAGCAAGATGGGTGGTTTTTTTCTGAGTATGACAAATGTTCTGGTATGGAGGTCACAGGTCTTCATACCGGCGACTATACCATGAAAGGTTACGAAGATTTGGTATGCATAGAAAGAAAGGGCTGTAGCTCTGAGATAGCGATGAATCTAGGAAGGAAGAAGGCTCCTTTTCAAGCAGAAATGGAGCGTATGAAGGATTTTCCGTTTTCATTTATTATATGTGAGTTTTCTATGTCGGATCTTATCCGTTACCCCGAAGGGTCTAAAGTTCCGGCTAGAATGAAAACAAAAGTTAAAGTCACCGGGAAGTATTTGCTAAAAAGTATTATTGAGTTTCAAATTTGGTACAATACAAAAATATTATTCTGTGACAATAAGCAAAATGCTTTTGTTACCTGCAATAGTATATTCAAAAGATTAAACGAGCTTTTCAATAGGGAAGAAGATGTCAACAAATAGAGATATAGTTGGTGAAATTCATAACTATGGAATAGATGTTAAAAATAGGGAAATTTACATAAATGAGTATGATGATTCTGGAGAATCCGCCGGTATAGACCATAGAATGCTTCAGACTTTTATTAAAAACATAAACTTACTAAAAAATCAAAATAAAGAACCTATAACTATACATATGCAGACATCGGGAGGATGTTGGTATTCCGGTATGGGGATATATGACGCTATTAAAAACTGTAAATGTAAAACAACTTTCATAGGCTATGGACAGCTTTGCTCTATGGGTAGTGTTATTATACAGTCTGCTACAAAAAGAATGATTACTCCTAGTTCTATTTTCATGTGTCACTTTGGATCAAGCGATTTAACTGGTGATTATTTAAGCTCGCAAAACTATGCATTGGTTGATAAAATGAATGCGGAAACTATGTTAAGTATTTACGCAGATAAATGTTATAAAACCAGTAAGTTTTTTAAAGAGAAAGAATACAACCTATCAAAAACTAAATCATACATTAAAAGGAAATTTTATAGTGGGGATTGGTATATGAATGCAGAAGAGGCTGTATATTATGGATTTATTGATGGGATACACAGATGAAAGACTATAATCCCCAGCTAGAAGACGCTTGGCTTGGTATAGATGTTGACGAATCTACGTTATTTAATCCTATGGATTTTTTAATGCAGGACTCAGACAATGAAAAGCTGGTAGAAAGAATAGCTTGGCTGATGATGCGTCCAGAATATTTTTCATTTGCTTGTAAATATGTTTTAAACATAGAATTGTCTCCATTTCAGTCTTTGCTTTTGTATGAAATGTGGAATAGAAAATTTCCCATGCTGATTGGCAGTCGTGGTATGGGTAAGTCTTTCATTCTTTCTGTTTATCCGCTTCTTCGGGGTTTGTTTATGCCTAGAAGAAAAATAATTGTTGTAGGTGCCGCTTTTAGACAGTCTAAAGTTTTATTTGAGTATATGGATACCATATGGAAAAACGCTCCGATACTCAGAGATTTATGCGGTGGTAATAGTGGTCCAAGGAGGGATGTTGACAGATGTGTTATGCATCTAAACCAAAGCACGATAACGTGCCTACCTTTGGGCGATGGGTCAAAAATTAGAGGTCAGCGTGCTAATGATATTATTGCTGATGAGTTTGCTTCTATCCCTAGAGATATTTTTGAAAATGTTGTTGCTGGTTTTGCCGCTGTTGCCGCTTCACCAATAGAAAAGGTTAAACAAAAAGCCAGAGAAAAGAAAGCTAAAGAATTAGGTATACCTATTTCTAGTAGTGTTGCTAAAGCTGGAGGACAGAAGTCAAACCAAATTATTTTAAGTGGGACAGCTTATTATGATTTTAATCATTTTTCTGAGTATTGGAAAAGATATCATGCTATAATATCTAGTGGAGGCAATGAAAGGCTTTTGTCGGATGTTTTTGGTGGGCCTGTTCCTGCTGATTTTGATTGGACCGAATACTCTGTAGTTAGGATTCCTGTCGAAAAATTACCAGATGGATTTATGGATAGTGGACAAATAGCAAGAGCTAAAGCTACGATTCATTCCGGTATATACAACATGGAATATGGAGCAGTATTTACAACCGACAGCCAGGGCTTCTTCAAAAGGAGTCTCATAGAATCTTGCACAACATCTCAAATGGAGCCTGTTACTATTTCTTCTGGAGAAGTGTGCTTTGAATCTATGTTAAAGGGCGATCCAAATAAAAAATATGTTTTTGGTGTCGATCCTGCTTCTGAAGTTGATAATTTTAGTATAGTGGTTATTGAGCTAAATGGCGATCATAGAAGAATAGTCCATTGTTGGACGACGACTAGAAAGCAACATAAAGAAAAGTTAAAATCTAAACTCGTAACAGAGGATGATTTTTATTCATACTGCGCTAAAAAAATAAGGCAGCTAATGAAAGCTTTTCCATGTGTTGAGATCGCCATTGACGCTCAAGGCGGCGGCATAGCGGTTGTAGAGGCTTTACAGGATAGAGACAAGATAGGAGAAGGAGAAGTTCAGATTTGGCCCGTTATAGAAGAGAAAGAAAAAGATACTGATTTCCATTCTGGTCTTCATATATTAAAGCT